ACATCGTGCTTACCGATGCCGGTGCCGTGACTGCCTACGGCCAACGTCGATTGGGCTATGACACACAACTAACGAATTCGACGGACGGCAACACCATTGCAACACGGTTGATGGCCCGATCACGTTCGCTCGGGTGGCGCGTGTCTGGCATGACTTGGGATACAGACGTGCCGGTGACATGGACTGATGATGACCGGAGTACGGCTTTAGAAATCCTTGATGGCACCAAGAGGATAGGGCTTCCTATCGTTGTCAGTGACTTACCGGACTGGACTCCATCCGGGCCATCCGTGCCGTGCTATCTGGAGGGTGGAACGTACACATTCGATAGCGGCCGTTGGCTGTTGTCGATGAATCTTTCCCCGGCCGGACTCACCGGACAATCTTTGACTTGGGCACAAACCGATCCGTCGTACACATGGGCCATGGTGAGTCCAAATATTGAATGGTACGACATGTGGGGAGTCGGCACGGCCGCAATTACGGGAGAGGCTGATTACGTTGGCTAGCACAACGAAAGGTATTCCGTATCCGTTGCCGACTGATTTAGCGTCCGGTGGAGCGGATGCCATGGCGGCCATTGCCAACGATCTAGATTTCACGAAGGTTGTTCTAACGGATCCGGCGGTACTCAACTCGGCCGCGTTGATCGGTTCGTATCCCATGGGCGTATCAACAATGACGCTCAGTAGCACACAATCAAGCGCGGGTTCGTGGCCGCTTGCATCCTCCGCATCCGTGTGGACATACCGTCCGGGTTCCGGGCTAGGCGTTCAATATTTCTACGAAAACAACTTCAACAATGAACGGATCTTTTACCGCGTGATGGGTGCCAGCAATGGCGCTTGGTTGCAGGTGAGTACCGCTAAGGTCGCATCCGGGACAGTCGGTATCGCAATGGCTGGAGCCGCGTACCAATCCATAGCCGTCACGTTCCCCACGGGCTTGTTTACCGCCGTGCCTGCCGTGGTCGGATCAACGGAAGATAGCTCGTATTTCGGTGGTGCGTATAGTCGCACTGCCACCGGATGCCGCGTGTACGCCCGCCAATATGCGGGCACCACATCATCAAACACCATCAACGTAAACTGGGTGGCTACGGCATGAGTATCGTCACTTGCCATACGGAGAATTGCGGTAACGCCGAGATTGCTATTGATATTGGCGACCTAACGTACCGCGATGATGAGGGACGCATCCAACAGATTACAACCGTGGTTTGTGGCGTGTGCGGCCAACCGATTACCGATATCGAACGATAGGGAGCCGTCATGGCGTATTGGGATATCTCCGCGCTAGCTGCTGACAGCGATTTCGCATTGCGAACGACGGCCGCGTACGCGACACAAACGCCCGGTGCGGGTGGTGAAGATCCGCCAACTTGGCAAGCCGCGCATGCGTGGGATATGGCGGCCGCGCCGGGTTTTGGAGACGCGTACGCATCCGCGATTGCCGGTGGTGTAGAACGTCCGGGGAAAGATCCGGCCGTCATCACGGATGGGCAAATCCTCTCGGCCGTTCAAGCAATCCTTGCGGGTAGCTAATGGGTAATACTGCGAACGGACTTCCGTATCCCGATGACACGGCCGCGTTAGCGCAAGGTGCGCAAGCCATCAAAGCTCTTGCGTCGGCTCTGGCAGTAGTCAAGACGGGAACCGTGGCGATTGGCGCTACCAATAGCAACCCTAAGTCAATTGCCGTCACATTCCCATCGAAGTTTACAAAGGTGCCGTTGGTTTTCTGCCTCATCATCACGAACGCCGTTGCGACAACGGTTCAAGCCGCATGGCCCACCAACATCACGGTAAACGGCTTCACATACAACGCCGTACGCAATAGCGGCACATCACTTACTGGAATCTATGTGGCGGTATCGACATGAGCGAAGACAAGCCGGTTGCGCGTGATCCCGGTGATTGGGAACGGCTCTTGGCATTGACGATTGTTCGCTTGTTGGCGCGTATCCGACGCTTGGAGCGCGCGTTAGGGATCGAAGATGAATGAGTACGCGCCTCAAGCGATAACCGACATGTTCGATCGGATCAATGCAAGCATGCCGTCGGCCATTATGGCGGGCATCATCGGAGACTCTGCCCATACCTACGGTTACCATCGATGCCGCGATGTTGTTTCATCCGATGACTACTCCGTACAAACTCCACCGGACAACAAAGGTGATAGTGAAGCGGCATGCGCATTGGATATCTCGTGGAATAACGCATCCGATCAATACACCGCATCAAAGCGATTGATGAATGCCAAGAATGATCCGCGGATGGCACCTATTCGAGAATTCTACGGGTCAACTGATGGCGTGAACGTGTGCGGGTACGATTTCTATTATGGCTACGAATGCACGAGTGATGACAGTCATCTTTGGCATATTCACTTGTCGATTCTCCGTCAGTATTCCGGAGACACATCCGCATTAGCCAAAGTCGCTGATGTCATTACCGGAGGCAACGCCGAACCGGAGGAACCGGATATGAAGTACGCATCAACGGACACGCACAACACGCACAATCTCACCAAGGGAACTTGGGTAACTCTGTACAACGATGACGACAATTCACAGACGTTCGTCACTGGCCCGGCGCACTTTATGGCCGAATGTGATTTGAGCATTATTGGATTGAAGCCCGGTGGTGCCGCGTTGCATGTGCGATTCTTTCAAGAGGATACGAAGAGCGGAGCGGCATCCAAACGCGTTACGTCATATCCGCAAGTAGAGATTCTTGGTACGACCGGTGGAGCGGCCAGCCGCGTTATCCAATACGGATCGTTGGGTAAACCGGCAAGCGGTTGGACACGTCGGCTAAAGGTCGAAGCGTATCCCGATGACGATGGTGTCAGCTACGATTATTGCGCGGCTCGCACCTTCTATTACTGATGTTGACCGATTGGACGTTCTACATTCCGAGTGCCGTTATCGTCGGAGGGTTCGTCGTTTACGGGAAATGGTTAGTGTCCATATCCAAACGGGTACGGGATCAAGCGGAACGAATTTCCTATCTGGAAGGGAAGCAAAATGACAGAGACAACGAACGATCCGGGCCGGGATCGGGCTAGGGACGATGGCGACGACGAAGAGAGCACAACGACGGTAGAGACGGACGCTCCGGTGGTCGTTGATCCGCCCGAGACGGCAGAGGGTGACCCGGATTCGGATGCCGACAACGAGACAGACGAAGAGGCAGAATCGGCTCCCTGAGCGGCACGCACGCGGACGAACGGCCGTCCCCCGGCATGATCGGGTGGGCGGCCGTTTCGCGTCCGTGGAGAGGCACTGAGAGCTTCGTCCGGATGGCCGTCCCCCGATGGGGGAAACGATCATGGAATCAGTAGGAATCAGTGTTCCCCGGTGGGGAACATGGGGCGGATTGGGGGACATTCGTGCGTGCTATGTCCTAGTTTGGGTGTCCTAGTCCGTACCGCTATGTCCGAATCTCTCGAAGTTCTTCGTCTAGATATGGCCGCTCTACCCCCCATGTTTCCTAGGGTCCGTTCGTTCCGGGGGACACATTGGGGAACAAATGATCTACGTCGCGCGTTAGAGTGCCTGTAGTTCGGCACGGTGCCGGACACGCGAAGCGACAGGATTGGATCATGGCTAGCAAAGAGGCACGCAACGGCGGGACGTTCCGCATCCGGTGGCGCGAAGACGGCAAGGTGCAAGCCGAATCGTTCGATGAGGAACGGCAGGCAGACGCGTTTCGGACGCTCGTGGAGCGCAACGGCAACCGGTGGCCCGATGGCTGGGTACGTGGCAAGGGTGACGTTGCGGCCGATGGCGACACGGTGACCACATGGCTAGAGACGTACTTTGGCAACGCGCGCTATCACAAGAAAATGCAAGCACACGTCCGCGCGCATCAGCTATCGCAAATCAAGGTCCGGTTGGCGGATCACTACTTGGCCGACACGCGCCTATCCATGGTCCGTGTGGAAGACATCCAATCGTGGGCGGATGTAATGGCGGGACGGTACTCGCATAACACCATCGTTCAATCGCTCCACACTCTCAGTGCGTCATTCAAACCTGCCGTGCGTGCCGGGAAGATGGCCGCAACGTTTGCGCTATCCGATATTGAGATTGACGTAGCTCCGCGCGAATTCGAGCATCGGCCGTTGACGGAGATTGAAGAGGCAGACATTGTTGATGCCATGGCCGACGTTGCGCCGGAATGGTCGCTACTGACACGGCTACTCTTCGAATCCGGTTTGCGCTTTGGTGAGGCTTGGGCTTTGTACGGGTTGAACGTTCGCCAATCGCACGAGGCATCGGACCTTGCCGTTATTACCGTGTCCCAATCCAAACGGCGCGAGAAACAAACCACGGCTAACCCAACCGGCTTGGTGTACGGCAAAACCAAGAATAAGAAATCGCGCACCGTGACGGTTGCCGGATCATTGGCGCTTGACCTATTGGCGCATGCTCGTTCGGTTGGGCCACGCGGAATGCTCTTCCCGGACCTTGACGTTGCCGGACGTTATTACCGCGTGTGGCGTACCGCGTTGGATCGTGCCGGGATCACTGGCACCTTGCCGCGCATCCACGATATGCGCCACACACACGCCGTGCGGATGATTCAAAACGGTATGCCGTTGCACATCTTGCAGCGTCGGTTGGGCCATTCCAATCTGGACATCACCAATAAGACGTACGTCGGTTATCTGCCGGAAGACACCGTGACGCATGGCGTTATCCGTGCCGTGTCCGCGCAACGGGAGCATTTGCACGCGGCATAATCGCTCCACACATAAGGCAACGCCCGGTACTCGGGAGGGAATGAGTACCGGGCGTTGCTATTTAGTTGTCACATGTTGGCTTAGATCCCGTGTTCCTCACATACGGACGTGTATAACGTCTTCCTATCCTCCAGACTGATATCCGGATGGACGCGCATTAGGTGCATGGCGATTGATTGGGTGGACTTGGAACTAGCCCATTCGCAACCGGTCACGGGACATCCGATTGCATACGGCAACCGGCGCGCGGTTCCGGTAGTGCCAGCCGGACGGCCAATTGGTTTGCCGTTGGGCTTTGCGGCCGGATCAATGTCCGGGATCATATTCGCTTCGATGTCTTGCCAACGCGGATTCTTGTGATTGCCGCACACATCTAGCCGCATCGGCTTATTGCGAATCACGAGCTTGATTGCATCCTCCGGATCGGCGTGTGTGTCCTTGCCTGCCGATTTGCAGATGTCGCAGTACGTGTCAATCCGTGTCACGAGCACTTGCATTAGCCATTCTCCCTTTCATCGTTGAACGCTTGTAGCTGCTCTGTGACTTTATCAAGATCCTGATAGATGATGGTTCGGTTCGTCTTGTCGTCACGCATCGATTGGAAGTCAACGCCCGTCAACGAACGCAACGAGAGTTTGACGGCTCCCACGATGGCTTTGTGTCGCAGAGCCGCGTCTTCGATCATGTCGTGTGTCCAGTCATCCGGCACGATGCACCCTCCGGAGTGTGTCTCGAATCTTGGCCGTCACATCCACGAAGCAAGCTCCGCACACCATGGCCCAATCTCCACGATGCCGCACGCGGGTAGCTAGCTTGTCCGTAGACGGATCAATGGCCGTCCGGCAGAGCTGACGTACACCAACGCGCGTACTCCGGTTAGCTGACGATGTATGAGCACAAGCGCGGCCGTGTTGCATGCAACGACGATGGCTAGCAAGAACAGAACAAGCTCCGTCATGTGACGTCATCCCTCGTGGCTTTGAACCGTGGCATGTCTTCGTCCTTAGCTTTGCCGCGTACCGCGTTGACGTTCTGGCGCTTGATGGCCGCTAGGCGGACAGCATCCTTAGCTTCACCCGCGATCCGCCCGAGTCCCTTGATTTGGTAGCCATCCGGGTACGCGTACGTCGATTGGTAGATGTGACCCGTCTCCGATAGTTCGCGCGTCCGCTCCGTCCCGCACCGTTGGCAAACGTGCAACTGCCGGTAATAGCGAAGCCGCACGATGTGTGTTGTCGTGACATACGCCCAAGTGTGTTGCAAGTCCCGGCACTCAAGATCCGTGTTACGCATTTGGTCCGTAGCCGTCTCGACTTCGTGCCGTTCCGCGTACTTGGGTGCGTTGCGTTTTGGTCTAGCCATCCGATGTCCTTTCATTATCACGGTTACAACGATGTTGTTTGGTTTACGTGTATGACGGCCGCGTAATTACTCCAATGTGTGAGGTACGGATGAAGCGTGGGGAAGATTTCCCGAAATCGGGACATGACAATGCACTGAGCAACCGGTAAACATTGTCCATGCGGGAAGTTCTACCCGTACTACGCCGATAGCCGCAATGGGACGCGCCGATGACCACGGAGCTACGAGCCATGCCGGTACCTACGCACAAGTACGGGACAGCAAACATCGGAGCCATACGTGATGCCGCGATTCGTTGCGGCGTAGGTACTTCCGAACGTCCACCGTCCGATCACGCCATATGGCAGTACGTCCGCAAGCACGATGACGTCTCCCGTACGACGTTCTACCGGATCATGCGTGACGGCAACGTAGCGTCCACCCGTGTTACGTCCGTGTTTGCCAACGCATTACACATGCCAGCACACGCGCTGTTCTACCTAGAGCTATGACCGATGTGTGGTTGACGTTGCGCGAAGCGGCGGACCGACTCGGAGTGAGCTACGAATGGTTGCGGCTACAAGCACTTACGCACAAAGTGCCGCACCGGCGGATCGCACGGCAGTACCGCTTTACCGATGACGACATAGCCGCGATCAAAGCTATGCACTTTGTGGAAGCGTCCGAACCGCCACCGGAACCGATCAAACCCAAACGCAAGACGTCACGCGTCTACCCAAAGGTGAGCAATGACAGATAGCGAATGGCACGAATGGCGCGGCCGTGGCATCGGCTCTAGCGACATCGCGGCCATCCTTGGCATCAGTCCATGGGCTAGTCCCTACTCCATATGGCAAGACAAAGCTCTAGGCATCAACGACCGTGGCGGGAACATGGAGACGATGCAATGGGGAAAGCTCTTAGAGTCGGCCATCCTCGCAGAGACGGAGCGACGGCTTGGCTTCACCATCTACGGAGAGCAAACACGCTACGAGCATCCCGACTACCCGTTTGCGCGTTGCACCGTCGATGCGTTGTTCGCAGATGACACGGCCGATGACGGGATCGTGGAGTGCAAGACGACATCCGATGTCAAATGGTCGGCCATCCCTACGCACTATGAAGCACAAGTGCAATGGCAACTAGCCGTCTGCAACCGTCAACGTGCATGGATCGCGTGTCTTCACAACGGCCGCAAGCTCTCCCTCTGGCCCATCGAACGTGACCAAGACACCGGGGATGCAATGTTGGCAATCGCGGCCGAGTTTTGGGATGGCGTACTCACCGGACAACCACCGGACCTAGACGGATCACTGAGCACAACGAACGCGTTGGCATCCCGGTACGCCGCACCGGTAGAGGGTGAGACGGTAGAGCTTGACTCACTAGCCGATGTCATCGACTCATTGCGGAATGCGAAGACGCGTAAGACGGAAGCTGAATCGTTGGTCTCGTTCTACGAGAACGAGATAAAGGCAGTCATGGGGGATGCAACCATCGGCACCGTTGATGGCATGGAAGCCGTCACATGGAAGACGCGCAAGTCGCGCCGGTTGGATCGCGAACTACTGAATGAGAAATACCCGAACGAAGTAGCCGAATGCATGTACGACGATGAGTCACGTTACTTCATCGTGAAGAGGGATCGCTATGCGAAGCACTGACACAACGCACCGGCAACACGTCATCACATGCGATACGTGCGAAACGTTCACCATCAAGTTTGCGTTTCACGATGAACGCGCGCGCAAGATTGGCGGACCATACAAGCTCGTCATGTTCGGGTGGCACTTTTCCCCCGATGGTGACACATGCCCAAAGTGCTATGACAGCAACGCGGTAAAGGCGTAGGCTTCCACCATTCATTAGCGGACGGCAGGGTTGCGGACAACGCTCCGCACCCTAGCCCGTTCGCAAGTGAGGAAAGGCAGTAATGGCGGATCTTGCTAGCACGGTGCGCGAACGTGCCGCACTCATCAAGTCTCGGCCGAGTCCCGTGGACAACATGTCTACGTTCGGCGCGGAAGATCAAGAGAAAATCCTTAGGTTGATCGGGCTAGATCCGCGTGACCCGAAAGCGCATGCCGTCGTTGCCGTCGCCCGTCGATACGAGCTAGATCCGGTACTCGGTCACATCGCCATTATTTCGACAAGCAAAATGCCCTACATCACGAGGGACGGCTATCTCGCGATTGCCCATCGTTCGGGCCAACTTGACGGCATCGAAGTCTTAGACGGACCCGAACGGGCCAACGCCGAATGGCATACGCGGGTTGCTGTCTACCGTAAGGACATGTCTCACCCGTTCATCTATCCGGGACGTGCCGACGTCGGCCGCGACAACGGGCCAGAAATGGCTATCGCACGAGCCGAACGGAGAGCGTTGCGCCGGGCGTTTGCCGTCACCTTGCCGCGCGAGTTTGGCGATGATGAAGGGACCGGAGACACGGCCGCTCCAGTCGGCAACCCGGCCGGGATGCTGGCACCGGAACCACGCCGCGCCGAGCCTGAGCCGCCCGTGGAGCCACGAACGGCCGAGCCGGTGGCAGAGGTGCCGCTCCCTCCCGAGCCGGACCCTGAGCCGCCCGGACCCGAACCGATCCGCTCCATTGACCAACGGGCCATCTTCGCTTCATGCCAACGACTCGGGCTAGCGGTAAGCGGCACACGCGACAAACGGCTAAAGCTCTTCGCAGACATCGTTGGTCATGCCGTGGAATCCACGAACGATCTAACGCACATGGAAGCGCGATTGGTCATCAACCGGTTGCAGTCCATGATCGATGAATCAGACGCGTCCAATGGGGAAGCGTCACAACAAGAGGAAGGGTCAACCGATGCCGGTTGAATTCGTGCCCGCACTGCCAGCTACGGCCAATCAGGGAACACAACGCAACGGCCGAGCCGCACGCATGACAGACGAAGCTCAGACGTTGAAGACGCGTCCGCAAACGTGGGCCATCATCGCGCGCCGTGACACCAAAGAAAAGGCATCCGCGCTAGCGTCGAACATCCGACGCGGCAAGAGTGCATCTTTCAACGATGGACGATACGAGACGGCTACGTCAGAGCAAGACGGCATGCACGTTATCTATGCGCGGTACGTCGGGCCAGCAGAGGCACCGGCATCGTTCTAGGTCATGTTGCTTGGTGAGCTTGCCGTCATCCTCGTTGTCGTTGCGGCCGTAACGCTTCATCTACAGATGCATTGGCGATACGCGAATGCCAGACGCTACGAACCATTACATGCCAGAAAAGATGACGCCAAGGATAACCGTAACGCTCCAATTGCTAGATGCGATACGCGCTAATAGCATCCCCGGAATTTCGGCATTGGACGGCAACATACTCAAGCTGTACGGTCACGTCTACGTCATCGATTGGTCAACGCTAGATCACTTGAGGCTTACCGTTGACGCACACTGGCCCGACTGACGACACGCGCGGCTATCCATTCCACCCGATCACCAATCCTAAGCCGTGTTATTACTGCGGCTATCTCTCGTGGCTAGAGGATGACTTTGGGCTAGGCGTACATCCGTGTTGTGAGTATTGGGACCGGATGCAACCCGGTAAGCCGTGCGTCGCGTGTGCTGCCTCATCGATGCTGAAACAGAAACGGCGTAGGTTATGGCACGACACACGGTGAAGCGTGGCGGTACGAGCCGGAGTCACGGCAAGGCGTACCGGTGGGATCAATCAAACGGCAAGGCTAAGCCGCTCGAAGTGTTCTACACGCAACGTAAAGATTCCCCCGGTATGGCTTGCTGTCTTGCTTGTAAATTCGTGGTTCCCGTCAATCCGAGCGGCACGCTAGCGGCGCATAGGGTCGGCCGCCAATGGCGTGATGCAACGATATGCACACTGCCGAAAGTCGATCGTTGTACGGTCCCGGCATCCGATTGGCAACACGCGTGCATCCGTTGCGGCCATGCGATACGGCAAGAATTCGATGGACAATGGGTAAGTAGATACCCGTCGCACTCGCAATACTGTCCTTGTCGCGGCTATCACAGGCCCCGCCCGGCAACCCTTGATGACTTACAACGATGGCATATCTAGGCGGATGTTATGACGCAATGTGTCTTCACGTTCTGCAATGACAAGCCGGTGGCGTACGTCAATCGTCGATGTGTGAACGGACATGACCGGTCACAACCGGCGTGCCAGCAACACACTTGGCTACTCGAAGAGCCGGGACTGTGGCTCTGCTACACCTGCCACGAAGAGACAGACCTAGACGTCCCGGCCGAGTACGTTTCGACTGTGGAAATCATCGATGCCTAACCGTAACTACACAAACGGCATGTACTACGAGCACAAGTGTGTTGTCGCATTGAGGGATTGTGGATGGTACGTAATCCAATCTCGTGGCAGTAAGGGATGTGCTGACATCACGGCCATTCGCCATAACGTTGTCTTACTTGTGCAAGTCAAGTCGGGCGTTGCCAACATTAGTAGCCGCGAATGGAACGAGCTCTTTGACTTGGCAACGATGATTGGCGCGGTTCCCGTGTACGTCAAAGCTCTTGCGTATAAGCCGATTGAATGGCGACGTATGACGGATAGACGGGTGGAAGGGTCGCGGCACTGGCCCGCCGAAACGATCACAATCTTGTGACTATCCCTGTGGATAAGGGTGTGGATAACCCTGCCCCACCTTTCACGCGCGCGCGTTCCTGGCTTTTGACTAAAGACAAAGAACTAACTACAGAGCAGCAGCAGGTTTGAAAGGTGACGTTATGCCGTTCGTGATTGTCGAACCACATCGTAACGGGACGCTACTGTTACGCGGCAACGGACGTGAGATTGCGGATGCGGTTGGGCCATCTGATGTTGTCTTTGTACGTGAGGGATGCATCATTGCGGATAGCGAAGTAGACCGTATCGTCGGCTCATTATCGTTAGCCGGTGTCGTCGTTAGACGGTATGACATCGGGGATGAGACGTTGCGTAAGCCATCACGATTGATTGAATGCCAGCATCAAGGATGCACGCGTCCGGCATGGCGCGCCGTTAGATTCTGTGACACTCACTTGTGAATTTAGAAAGACGCGCGTACCTT